TGGTATTCCCATTTCTTTATAATTTATTAGTTATCAAAGATATTAATTTATATCTAATGTTATTGTTATGAAACCAAGAAAGAGAACATATGATGTATAATCAAATTTCTCATCAGGGTGTAGGACTTCCCATCCTATTGCTAGTCTATCGTGTGGCCAATGAAATGATATTTCTAATTGCCAATCCATTATCCCTGTCCTTTATTTAATTTCTTGTATAGTTTGCTAGATTTCAACTTTGATGTCTTTGCTTTTGCGTGTACACCAGGACGACTGATCGTAGGTTTTAAAATCTTTTCTGCTGTGTTGGTTTGTTTTGCCATTGGTTTTAAAATAAGTTATATTCTACAATAAATCCATATCCTGATGGATTGTTTGGTTGTACAAAGTATTGTGCTCCTAAACTAAATTTAGGAAATTCAAGTAATAATGTTCCATATAAATATGGATTAACTATAGTGGCATTTACACTTTGAACTCCTAAGTATCCATGAAGTTCAGGTTTCTTCCACCAGCCAATAGCTTTGTCTTGTATAGTGATTATTTCATCTTTTTTAGAGATGATGCTATCTTTAATTGCAATGATTGAATATAGTTCAATAGTTTGTTTTTTAAGAACATCATTCTTCTCTTGAGCAAGTGATAAGAGCTGTCTACAGATATCTCCTCTTACAAGGTCTTTAACAACTTCTCTACCAACTCTCTCATCTAATACTATCTTTTTTATTGTATCTGTTTGTGAAATACTTTTGAAGCTCACTAACAGACATAGTATCAATAATCTTAATTGTGTCATGTTGTATCTGTATTAATATTTTTTCTTTCTTAATTATAGTGCTCTCACTAACTTTTAAACTGTCAAGTTTATTCCAGTGTAGTTCTTCCTTTTGCTCAAGCACTTCAATCTCTTTTTCAAGACGTTGTTTTTCTTTTTGTAACTCACTATTCTTTCCTATTCCATAAACCAAGAACAGAATGAATAATATAATTAGGATGGTTCCTAACCATTGTTGTTTTATGAACTTACTTATATGGTACATAACTTGTTTTTCCACCTTGTTTAACAGCTTTCAAAACTTGCTTACGTTGTTTACCAGTTGATTCGTATGATACGTGTACCCAGTCAGGGTTAGAATCTGTACCAAATTCCCAAATCATTTGATCAAAGTTTAGATGTTGCTTAATGAAATCAAAAACTTGCTTATTGGTAACACCACTTGCACTACCATCCATGTCGATATCAATTGCTTCACCAGAACAATGTTGTGATGTAAGTGATCCACCTATCTTTTTGTTTAATGCAGCACTTCTATATCCACTAGATATATGAATAGGAACTTTGAAGTGTTCTCTAATAGGTTCAAATACTTTTTCAGCTAATAACTTAAAGTTTTCTAAGTGTGCTGGAGTAGGCTCATTGCTTATTCCATTTCTTTTTGCTGAATCACTTCTTGTAACTTCAGCTAATGATAAGTGTTTACTCAGTTGCATCTTGTTCTTTCTTTTGTTTGTTCATACTAAATACTTTACCTGCTGTGGCTATACCAAAACAGATCATTGTAAGAGTCATAAATCCATCAAAGATAAATTGTTTGATGATTAACTCTTTGCCCCATATCCCTGTAACTACATCTACTAACAATGTAAATACCATTGCAAAAAATGAAATGACACCAACAAATGCTTTCTCATCTATTGAATTGTCATCACTTACTAATTCTTTAAAAAATCCCATTTACCTATTTCTTTTTAGTGGTTGTACGTTTAACTGGTTTCTTTGTTCTTGGTTTTCTTACAGGTTTAGCTGCTTCTCTTTTTGTTTTTATAAAATCATATATCAATGTACCTAATAAGATAAAAGATAACGATAACACTCCTATCATGAAGTTTGAAAATGTATACATTGTAACCTTCATATCATCTGCTAACTTTTCTCCTTCTGTAGATTGTAAATCAATTAGTAGGTTAATGTTATCCATGATTGGTGTTATCTTCTTTTCTATAACACCTGATTTAATTATAGAGTCTACTTCTTCTAAGTTCCTATTGTTCTCAACATCTTCTATAATGTCTTCTATAATAGCATCAACTTCTTTTGTATCCTCGTTTACTTTATCAATAATTTTCTGTTCTTCAGGAACCATTTCAGTAGCAATGTATGCTGACCACACACTGTCTCTTGATTTTTTCCAATCTTTTATATAATCAAGATTTTCTTTTAACTTGTCAACTGAAAATTCTTTATTTACAAAGTTTGCTTCTATAGGTGTACCATAGTAATCAAAAGCTCTTGATAGCCATGGTTGAGGTTTTAATCTATCTTCTATGATAGCTCGTGCGTTTTCTGATATCTTCACTTCAATCCATTTACCATAGATTGCAACTGATAACATAATTAGAGTTAGTGCTATTAATGAAGTATTCTTATTCATTACTTTATAGGTTTTTTTCTTACAGGTTTTTTAGTTGATGTAACTTTACCTTTCTTAGCATTGGCTATAAACTTTGCAGGATCTTCAGAGAACGCACCAGATATTTTTGTTATACCTTTTAATAGTTCTGGTGAGTTTAATCCAACAAGTCCATATGTCACTGCTTTAATCATTGAATTAATTTCGAACTGTTCTAATATGAACCAAGAGATGCTAGATGCAATCATTGCAGCAGATATGTTCTTGATTATTGTATTCATGGCATTCTCTTCTTCAGATACAGCCAGTCTTGCTATCATTCCTGCAGCACCAATTAACGTAACAATCCATCCTCCTTTTAAAAATTTTGGAATAAATCCTTCTAGACTATCCATAATATATTATTTAGGATTGGCTATGTCATCTACATCATGGGAGATTTCTTTTGCTCTGTTGATTGTTCTTTTTAAAATCTGCCAGATATTAATCTTAAGAGCAGCTTCTACATTCTCTTTAATTGATGTAAGCTCTACTAGAATAAGAAGAACACATGCAACTTTTGTAGAAAAGAATTGAACTGAAACAATGTTCAGCAACAGTTCGTTCAATAAAAATTTATCAATTGGATAGAGGAGAATGATTGACACCTCATAAAGAACCAGTTTGCTTATTATATTTGACAACTTTCTACTACGAATGGATCTCCATCCATTCAATTTAACTGATTTATAAATACCTGTGAATGTGTCTAGCATGATTGCTATACCTACGACCATAACTAACTGTTGAATTGGCGCAAAGAATAAGAGTAAGGCTGCTAGTAATTGTAAAAGAAATGTTCTCATTTAAGAATGATGTTATAGTTTGTAACTAGTTTTCCACTCTCTCCCTTGATAAAAACGATTAATTTGTAGTAAGCAAATGTAACAATTTATATATATTATATGGCATCTAAGATGTAAATAAATGCCATAATATAGCTATTACTGTCTTCTTGATTCTGCACTCACTCTGATGCCCATTTCTTTAGCAAGTTCAGGATAAAGGTAAGGAAGTATCTCAGTTTGAAATTGAGAAATTCCAGGAATCATTGCAAAGAAATACTTCATTGGATATGCTTTGTCAGGATCTTCCATCTCTTTACCTATTGCATTAAAGATTCTCATTGCTTTTGTAATTATATTCAATGATGGAAGTACAGAACCTTTAGTCATACCTTCAAAAGATACAGGGTTATAATAGAATGTAATCTCATCAGAAATTTTATGCAATCCTCTAGCAGCTAATTTATATAAATTTTTTGTTTGATCATCAGCATCTTCAGGTGGTTCAGCAGCAGCAGCTGCAAACATCATTGCAGCAACAATTAATAAAAGTTTTAACTCTTTCATTTCATTAGTTAATTCTTTTCTTACAAGATCATAAAACTCCTCAGTGGTTATCTCAAGAACCTGGCCAGTTTTTTTATAGTAATCATCTTTTTTTGCTTCAAGCATTTCATCTAAGATTCGTAAACCTTCATCAGTACCATTGATGATCTCACGCATCTTCAAAAGATTTCTTGTTCCTAATTGATTCCAAGTTTTAAAGAAAAGTCTAACTCTACCATATTCCCATTCATCAAGTTCAACATTTTTAGTAATGTCCATTCCACGTTCAGAAACTAATTTAGGAATCCATGTCTTAAACATCATAAATGATGAAATGATTGTATCTCTTCTGTAGCCAGCTTTGTTGTCTTCATTCATTTGACCATTAAGCTTTCTACCATACTCAATAACTGTAGTTCTATACTTAGCTAATTCTTCATCAGTAACTCCAGGAATAACAAGTTTATCATTTTCAATCTTAGCAACCTTAGCTAAAGAAGAAGATTCTTTAAGTTCTTGAACTCTTTCTTCAAATGTTTTTTCAAGTTCCTTTCTTGCTGATTCAGAAAGATCATATTTAGCTGCTCTATCTTGAGCTTTTATAAATTGTCTAATGTTTACAATCTTTCCATTTACAACCATTGAGTTGTCATTAAAACTCATTGCATTAGCAAATTGTAATTTCTTCTCACCAAATGAGTTAGTTATCATCATTGTGTCAGAGAATGTCCATGTACCTAACCATTTAGCATACTGACCTTTCTCCCATGTAGCTCTTCTTGCTTCTTCTGTAACAATGTCATCATTCAATGGAACAATTAAATCTAATAAACCTTTCTCAATAGTTGACAATCCTTTACCAAAAGGTAAACTAATTTTTCCATTGTTTTTCTCAAACTCTCTAAAGCGATACATTCCTCCAGCATTGATGTAAGATTGGAACTGACCACCTGCCCAGTTTGCAAGTCCAATAAGAGGTTTAAGACCAACAGCAAGAGCTCTAGTTAATGTATCAAGATTCTTAAGTCCTTTCTTAATGTTAACTGCTTTCTTTGATTTGTCTTCTTCTGTTTTACCAAGCTTCTCTCCAACTTTACCAATTCCAATATTTCCTAAAGATCCTAAGTCTTCTGTTAATTTGTATAGTCCATCATCGATGATTGTTTCTAATACAATAGCATTTCTATTTTCTGCTTCATTTACCTTTGGACCTTGTTCATCAAATATGATTCTACCTTCTTGATCTTTCATTAATGAACCTTTTGCTTTTTCAACAGCAAGAAGTGTCTGCATAGTTTCTTCCATGTTTGCAGACTTCTCATACTCCAATAATGATTTAATCCACATAGCTCCCACTTTATTAAGATCTGTAGATAGCTGACTTACATCTTTGTCTGTTTTGGTAAAGTATTTAGGAATTTCTTTTCTAACCTTTCCTGTCTCAGGATCAATCTTAGAAAGATTTTGTTCTTCGTTAATTCTTGTTTGATAAAGATCTTTCCAAAAACTCTCACTTGCTTGACCTAAGAAGTCTTTATTTTTTGCAAACTTCTGAATTGTAGTAGCTTCTATTAATGGGAAGAAGGAAGTTTCTTTTTCTGAAATATATCCAAGCAACTTAGCTTTATTATTAAGTGCAGTGAAATATTGCCACATGTCATATGCAGGCTTGTTTTTAATAAGTTCTCTAAACTCATTAGAATATAACTTGTCTTCTTTTAATGTTTGATTAACTAGTTTTTTGAACTCGTATCTATTGAATCCATTAAATGAATCTCTGTTTATATCAAGGGAGTCTTTTAGTTTACTTATTCTGAATTCTCTTATACGTACATCTTCTTCTTCTTCAGATGAATAAGTTGTATCGTTTATAACTTGTATTCCTTTATTAATTTCTTCTTTTGCTAATCTGTTATATTTATCAACGTTTATGTTTCTTAAGAAGAAATCAACGTCTTTTTTCTCAGAAGCTTCTTTAAGTTGAGCCCAAAATTTAGGATCAATTTTATTAATAAGTTTTAATCCTGATGGGGTTATTCTTCCTATAAAATCAAATGCGTTCTTACCTTGTTTACTAGCTTCTTTTTCTAATGGTTCAAGTAATTGTTGAAACTCTGTATAGTTTTGTTTAAACTTAATGTTTACAAGACTCTTTGCATTCATCAATAAGTTAGAAGCAAGTTTTATAATTCTTGCATTGAGTTTAGTTCCCTCAGCCCAAGTCTTAGCAAAACCACTTATCTCAGCTTCAGCTTGTAACTTTTTATTCCCTAATTCATCTTCAGTGTAGGGCATATCAAATCCTTCTTTCTCTCCTAACTGAATAGCATATTCTGTTTGAAGTTGAAGAATTTTCTTAAGCATCCTTTCTGTACTTTTACTTAAGTGTTCTAATTCAAGAAGTGTCTTTTTGTTTTCAGCAGTCATTCCTTCTCTTGGATATTGAGAAAGAAACACCTGATCTAATGCTCTAAATTTCTCAGCACTTTTTGAATATTCTAATAAGTCTGCAAGTTTTTTCTTAATTTCATCTTTTGATAATGTAGAATAATCTAAATTCTCAAATGAATCTACTGTCTTCTTTGCACTCTTCAAGAATGTTTCACCCACTGCTTGCAATGGTGCAAAGTTTAACTTGATATGTAAGTTACGAATAGCCTTACTAAGTTCATTAAGTTGTTCTGTTCTAGCAATCTTTTGCTCAACAGAAGTAATTTTTATTTTGGATATTTTTTCCCAGTGCTCTCTTAAAGATTTAACAAGAGCATCTACTCCTGAATTACCTGTTGATTCAGCAGCTGAAGGAACAGGAAGTAAGTATAAGTTTGTCTCTGTTAATGAATCAAGTTTTCCTATTTCAATAGCTGTAGGAATAAGACCAGACTTTCTATCATTAACTATAGCATAATCATAGTTTACTATAAATGGAACCATTCTAGCTTTACCTATCTGATCTCTTTTAACACCAAGGTTGTAATCAATCTGAGTGTATTCACCCATCTGAGGAATCCATTCTTTTTGTTTAAACCATGGAATATCTTCTTCTGTTGTTTTGTTTATACTTGTAAACTTCCAGTCAAGTGTATCAACTTTGAATCCTTGTGTGTTGTCTTTTTTAGTTACAGGATAGATAGCCTTGAAATCCACAGTGGAAGCTAGCATGTCTTTAACTTTAGTGTTTACCACTTCCTTCTCTACAAGGAATCTAGTTCCTTCTGGATATGAGTCTATAAGTTCTTTTGCAAATCTTCTTAATTGAATTTGTATTTCTGGACTTAATGTTGACGATATAGATTCTGTTCCAGAAGGTTTTCTTTTGTAACCATCTTTATCTATTAAGTTTGTAAGAAAATGTTGTTCTAAAAATCTATGTCCTTCAGATCCCCAGTCTTTCTTTTGGTCATCTTCTATTTTTTGAGCAGGAGTTCTTTCAAAAATTTTATTGAATTTTCCTTTTACTTTCTCTGTAACAGTTTGACCTACTCTATTACCTTCATAAGTATAGTGTCGTTTGTCTATAACATTACCATCTTTATCTAAAACTTCAGGAAAAGGTCCTTTAATCTTATTAGCAGTTTCAATATATGCATTGTATAGATCATCTATTTGTTTTTTGACATCATCAGATAAGTTAAAAAATACTCCTCCTTCTTGTATGTCAGCAACTGTACCATCTACTTGAGCAGTTGCAATTTGTTGTGCAGCTGTTTCAAAAATGTCAATGTTAGATTTACCATAGATACCTCTGATGTAATCAAGAATAGTATTCCAAAATTCTTGAATCATGTTTCTATTTTCTTCTTCCATTAACTCAGGAAACTCTGTAGAGCCTTCTGATTGTTTAACTATAAGTTCAGTTATTAATTTATCAACAGCCTCTTTCTTAATCTTACGAATGTCTGGTTTACCATTAGATAGTTGGTATTCTTTTCTCTTACCATACTTGTCCAAAACTTCTTTATATATCTTGAATCTATCAATCTTACTGATAAGAGCTGTAATAAATTTTGGATTGGTTTGTTCAAGAATAGCTGTAGCAATGTGCACAATCTCTTCTGTTGTAGCAACGCTTTCCATTCCTTGTGCCACTGCAATTGTTCCTTTGATAAGATCAGCAAGACCATTTACACCTTTTACATTTATGTCTGGATTAGCTTTAGCATACTCCTCAAGAGATTGGAAGTCTATGCCCATCTTCTGAGCAGCAGCTTTCATAATAGCTAATGTCTCAGCAGAAGATTTAGATACAGGCATTTCATCCTCTTGATAGAAGATACCTTTAGAGTTATCAATTTTTTTAAATGCTTCTTTATTTGGAATAGCTCTGCTGTTCTCTTCTGAAAAAAGTTTACCCTTAATATCAAAACGTTCTTGAGCATCTTTACTCCATTGATTATTTAAGTTGTTAAACTTATTATAATCAATAATATTTAAAAATTTATCAATAGCACCCTTAGTTCTTAAGGATGCTTTTGTTGATGCTTCTGAAGTTCTAAACTTTTTTTTGTCGTTACAACTCATGGTTTATTTATTAAAAAGGATTGCATGTATCATTGTTGTCTTCTTCTTCCCAAGATTCTTCTTGTTCTTCAATTACTGGTTGAGCTACTGGCTGATTACCAAACACTGATGCAATTTCTTCATCACTCACTTCACCTGATGCAATCTGATTACCTTGAGCATCTGTTATTCTTTCTACTTTCTCAAAATCATTGTCTAGCACTGATGGTCGAATATCATCATAGAACTCTTGAGCTCTGAATGAATCTCCCCAAGCATTGATTGCTTTGTATATGTATTTCATATACACAACAGGTTTTCCTTGTTTGTCAGTTTTTTCATCAATTTGCATTAAAGGAATTGGATTATTCTTATCATCTTTTGTGTACACTTTTTGCAATAACACTTTCTTGATATGAGAACGATCTCCTGCTTTTGCTCTTTTGAGTTGTTCTGCGTATGGAATATCATCAGTCCAACTGTATGAAACAAATTCACTCCTTCCTTCAGATGAGAATGCGCTGATTGCTACAAGCTTTGGAAGTTTTCCCTCTCTCACTGCATTCTTCAAGTTTTCATTCAAGTATGAAGTATTAGGATCATAGAATGTTGCAAACCCTGAATAGAAATCTTCACCCATTTTCATCTTAGCTTTCATGAATGGTATGATGTCTGAGTTGTTCCAATTGTTTCTTTCAAACACATGTAATTTTTGGAAGTCAGCTAAGTTAGGCATATTTTCTAAATTGGACAATGTATTATTGTACACTGCTTTGAAATCTTCGTATGGAAGTAAGTTGGTGAAAGCAATAGGAGAGTTAGTAAGTCCTGACTGCAATACAGCAAGTCTTACAAGTTTTCCATAAAGATCTTTACCTTCACTACCTAAATACTTTTTAAGTTCACTGAATCCATATATGATGAGGTTTTGATCATACACTTTGTTATCTCTTCCTGCAATGTAAAGGTTATTAACTTTACCCTCTCTAGCACCAGCCTCCATCTTAATGGAATTAAGAATGATGTTATTGTACAATGGGTGTAAAGGATTTCCTGTCATACCTTTTGATTCATTTCCTAATATGGAATCTCTGAGGTTTATGATTTGTTGAGCAGTATTTTCTCTTGTGTCACTTCCTAATAATATATTGGCAACATTGATGTTAACTGTATCATTAGTTTGCATAGCCCAGTCAAAAAGATCATTAACAGCTTTCTGAGACACTTTAACAAAGTCTCTGTCACTTAATCCTACATAAGGAGTGAGGACATCTTCCATCACTTTTCTTACATTAGGTTTATCAGAAATAAGAATCTCTGCAAATGCATCTCTGAAATCATAAATAAGATCTTTCAAAGGACCAATAAATGATTTGTCTAACAACTTATCTACAGAAGAGATGATTGTTTTACGAGCTTTTTCCAATTGCAATCTTTTCTTAAACACTAAGTATGGATCATTGATTGTGGCTGTATCAAAGTTAGAACCTTGTGTTACATCAAACAATTGAGAAGACATCTTAGCATACTTGATAAACTCTTTCAATATATATTGTTGTTGAGCTTTTTGGAAATCATCCATTTTATCCTTTGCTCCTACTTGATTAAATTTAATTGTTTTAAATAAATCTTCTTCAGCAGGAATTCCTGTAATTTCTATTTCTTTACTAGGAGAATATTCATCTAGTTTCTCTTGTATAATAGAATCAATGAATAACCAAGAGTACCCTTTGTTCTCAACAGAACGTAAGTAATCTTTAATGATTGGTTGATTCATGAAGTATCCTACAGTTTTAATAGGCACACCCACTTTGGCTAAGAACAACCATGTAGAAGCTACGTTAGGAGTGGCTCCAAGCTCCATGATCCATGCACCTTTAGAGATATCCACATATCCATCAATAAACATCCCTATGATATCTGATATAGTTTCTCCAGCTTTATTCTTAATCATAGATAGATTTGGTTTCAATCTACCATCTATTAATATAGTGTTGTATTCTTTGAAGTTAATGTTAGGGTTTGTAGAATAAGTGGTTGATTTTGGATCACCACCTAAAATTTCTCTATCCACTCCATCCACTTGACTTAATCTATCTATATCAACATACATTGCTGAACGTTGATTTTGAGCATGGTTAGTTTGACCTACAGCAGCAATACCAATTGCATACTTACCAGATACAAATGATTGACGTAACGTGGACATGAACTTTCTATTCAACATGTTACCAACAGATGAATAGTCAACTTCAGGTATTCCAAGTTCTTTATTGATTTCTTTTGTAAGGTCTTTTAATTCTTTTGCAGAGTTAGGTTTAATAAGACTGTCAAAGTTTGAAGGATGCTCAACAAGATCTTGTAAAGATTGAATGTATTCGTTCTCTAATACTTTCTTGTATATACCATCTATGAAGTCTTGTTTATTTAACTCTTTCTTATTGATCTTTTCTTGTCGATCCATAAGACGTTGTTCAGCATCAACATCTAATTCATCTTCTTTAGATAGTTTAGCAAGTTGTCTTAGTACATATTGTTGTTCGCTATCTATTAACTTGTCAAATAAGTTAGAGTAGTATTCAATAGTTTGTTCTTTAGTTCCTTTTCTTTCGATCAATCTTATTTCTCCATTCTCATCAGTGATAACATTTTTCAAATAGATTGAAAGTTTATCAATATCAAAGTCAGATCCCACTTTCTTAACAAGAGCAGATGGAACTACAACAGAATCTTTAAAATCAGCAGGAAGGAATCCTTTGATAATGAAACTATCAATAGAGTTTTGTTTCTGTGTAGGAATACGATAACCTAGTCCTGATAATATCTTTTGACCTTCATCTGTATTATTCAAATAGTTAAGAAGTTCTTTGTCAGACATAGAGCTTTCAAACCATCTAGGGAGCATGATTTCACACACGTTGATTTTCTTACCATCTTTAGATTTAGAATAAAACTTAAGAGAGTCTGATTGGTATGCTAATGTTTCTGTACCATCTTCTTTAACGATTCGTTTGGCTTCTTTTCTAGTTCCTTCAAATAATGTAGAAGGAATTTGAACTTTCAATCCACCTGATATCTTAGGACGTACAACATTCTTGTCAGCAATAGAATAAAGAATGTTTCTGATTTGTTGATATGCAGGAGTGGCTTCAAGAACTACACTACCTTTTTCAAATCCTGCAAGAGCAGCAGTGATGTTATCATTTACTTCTCTTTTTAGAATCTCATCTTTTAATACATTTATTAATTTCTTTGGATCTGCTAAAACAAAACCTTTGTTATTTTTAGAGATACCAAGTTTTTTAAGAAGTGATTTAAACCCTTCCTCAGTTTTTTCTTGTAATAAGTTTTGATTGTTTTTAATCATTCTGTATACCTCAGACTGTGCCATTCTCTCATTCTCATCAGTGATTGCTTCCCATTTAACAAAACGATCATTGAAGTCTTTATTCTGAGAATCAAAATCAATTGGCACACCAGCTTCTAAGAAGTCCATGGTTACAAGTTTTGTAATCTGAGAACCCTGTGTTACTGATGGAGTGTCTTTAGAAGGAACTTCAGATTGTACTCCCATTATACTGAATGGTATATTGTTTACTTCTGCAAATGGTGTAGTATTGAAACTACCATTAGTATTGTATAAAGGTGTAGTGATACCAGCTCCAACTTTTCTACCTGACTTGTAAACAGCATAATCTACTTTATCTGATGCCATTTTCTCATAGAACTTCATTGCATTTGAATTAGGATTCATCTCATGAAGAATTCTAAATGAAAGAGGAACCAATGCAAACTTGTCTAATACGATATCATTATAGTTTTTGCCATCAGCTTTACTTCCAGATACAATAGGTTTAATAGGAGTGTATACACTAGCTACACCAGGATTCTTTCCTACAATTCTAACATTGCCTTCTTTGTCTGTAATTTCTTTAAGTTCAAATTTCTTTTCTTCAGGACTTAAATCAATTCCTTTAACAAATTTTTCATAAGCAATATCATATCTGTATTGTGCTTCTTTAGAACTATTCCATTCTCCTGAACGAAGAGCAAATATGCGATAGGCTTTCAATGAAATATAACCACCACCATCTGTTTCTTCATATGGTTCATCATATCCTGGAAGATCATTTGTTGAGAATACGTCAGAGATGACTGTAGATCTGAAATAATCTTTCATCATGTCTGTATATCCTATATCTTTTGAATTATAACCTTTGTTATACTTATCATTGAATGAAACATTTATTCTTGTAGATCCATACACAAGTGCTTGTCTAGGTGAGTTGAAGTTTTTGATACGTTTCAACTCATCAGAATATTGATAAGGATCTGAGTAGATAAGTTTGTGCATCTCAATATTAGCAATCATGTAATTTACAGAAAGTATCTTGAGTTTTTTATTAAGAATATCTTGTGTCAATCCTCTTTGATTAAGTGACAATCCTTTAGCAGTTAATCCTTCTTCTTTAGTTGAAGTGATTACACCAAAGTTTTTCAATAATCCTTCTGTATCTTTTGCTTGTGTTTCAACAAATTGTTTTACAGCAGCATTGATATCATTTTTATTGGCATTATAAATTTCTAGTGGTGTCTTCTTAAGATTTCCTTTTATGATTTTATCATGCAAACTGTTTCCTAAGATAGCTTTGAAGAAACGTAAATCTTGTGAATTTTTATTTCCAACAACTTTTCTTCCATCTCTTGATAATAAAACCTCAGAGATAAAGTAGTTCTTGAATATATCTAAATAGTCTCCACTTGAGAAAGATGCCTCAGTTACAAAAGGTGTTTGTGAATTATGCATCTTGATAGCATGTTCAATAGAAGCATCTCCAGGAACTAAGTTCAAATAGATTCCATCAAGATTCAAGTTGATCTCTTGTACAAGTCTTTGTTTAAATGTAAGTTTTGATGATTCTTTTTTCTTACCTGTTTCTTGGTCAACTGTACCATCAATGAATACAGGTTTCATAAACTGTTCTGTATTCTTTTTACGTCCACCATCTCCATCTGGATCAAGATCAAACATTCTTTGTAGCATCACACTACTATCTTTTGTAAAGACATCTGTCAATAAATGTTTGAATGACGAATATCCTCTTTCAACATCATTTAAATCATTGATGTTTTCTAGTTTGGAAAGAACATCGTATAACGTACTAATTGCACTAACCCCTACATATGATTGTGTACGTTCACCATTCAGGTTAAAGTAAGTTGTCTCAAATGAAGTGTTCTCAAGAACAGCTTTAACTAATCCTAATTCAAACAAACGTCCATCAATGTCTAACGTTTTTGAAGTGATAGAAGAAATATCTTTTACAGCAATTAAACTGTCACGAAGTCCTTCAACAGCTTCTGTAAACATTTTACGTTTGTCTGGTGTTAATTTAGTTTTACTTTCTAAATCTGCAACTTTAAAATTGATTCCTAAATTATTTAAGAATGTAACATAGCTAGACATATCAGAAGGATTAAGTCTTCTGTTAGTTAGCATTGATGTAGGATTATATTTTAATGTTTGTCTGTTGTAAGAAATGTATGGAGATTTGTCACCTCTAATTCTTTCAGAGATACCACCCATCATCTCACGAGCAGCTTGTTTAGCTGCTGATGTAAGAGTTGAATCACTAACTACAATCTCTCCTGAAGGAAGAACAAACACTGTTACAACATCTGCATTTTGTTTCTTAACAGCTTTCCAGAAAGCACTCATTAACTGTAAGTTATAATCTTCAAGATTATTAAAGTTAATAGCTTCTCCTAAAGGACTGTTTGTAATACGTGTATATAATTTTGCATAGTTAGAGTTTCCTTTTGCAAGAACTCTAAGTCTTTCAAACATGTCATCAATGTTCACAGAGCTATGTAGTTTATCTACAAGGGTAGCATAAACTTCATCTGCAGGCATTAATATCATACCTCCTACAGAAGAACGTTGTGGAATAGGATTAGCGTAATTGTTATTGTATTCCATTTTAGGAAGTGTAGCCAATAAAAGTTTAATTACACTATTTGCTTTTCTGAAAGAATCAATCTTTCTAGCATCCATATAATCTGCTTTACCAGAATTGTTCTCATCAGTTACATTTACATCATCATTCTCATCAAACTCGATAGAGAAAGTTTTCAAATGCTCTTGATGTTTTTCAATTATCTGATTCCATTCTGATTTAATATCTTCAAATAATGTTGCAAGATTGTTTATATCACGAGTGGCTGTTGCAACATCTAATTCACCTTTGTTGATAGATTGAACAAGTAGGTCTCTCTTGAACTTAATAAGATTCAATACTTCTTTTCTAAGTCTTGTATATAACTCTTGTTTGTTTTCTTTCTGTACGTTAAATATATTTCCTTTATTTTCAACAATATTGGAAAGTGTACTGTATGTCATGTGTTGAATAATATCATGTGCTTGAGCACTTGGTATTTTCTCCAATCTAAATTCTGATGTTTCATCAGCAGCAACGTCATCAATATCAATCACTCCTACTTTAGCATAAGCAAGTTTACTTTCGTAAGGATTGTATTTTGCAAAGTACCCATCACCTATCTTATTAAATAACTCTTGTGTATTCTTCTGAGCATTCTTTCCTGTAAAGAAAGATTTAATAAACTCAATCAGTTCAGAGAATAGTCTACCAATTAAACCTTTAGATGCGACAGGTTTTCCTAACTTATCTTGAAGAACAGCATCTCTAAATTGTTCAGCAAGTTCTTCTTTGATTTGTTGGTTTGTTGCATTTTTATATTCAATAAGTTCTCCTGTGAATCTATCTTGATAACTTCCTTCTCTGTTTCTAAACTCATCAATAATCAATTGTTTCTCAGCAGGACCAGCAAACATTTTCCATACAGCTTCAAACACCTCGTGATAAGCAGTACCCACCTCAGCATTTTCATATACATAAACAGCACCATTGTGAAGCATACCCCAAGCTTGTCTTCCATTAGTAGCTTGAATCATGTTCTTCACTCTATAGAATGGAACATTAGGAAGCATTTTTGCATAATCTTTTTCTAGACTAGTCCAGTCTTCTTGTTGAAACTCTTCAGCTTCTTGTACAAGTTTTAAACGAAACGTTTCATCTGTTCTTCCTGTAGATGGTGTATTAAAGTCTTCTGAGTCATCTTCAATTTCTTCAATTTCTTCAGCTTCTTGAACTTCTTCTGTATCAGAAGTCTGAACTGTAGGAGTTTCAGTAGGAGCACTATCTTGTATAGCAGGTTGAACAGGAACAAGCTTTTGTGTTATCTGTGGAGTTATATCTTTAAAGATAGTTTGTATAACAATACCCACTGCCTTTGGAAACAATACAGCATCTGTTGTTTCTGATGCTGGAAGTTCTCTATCAATTGCAGAATTCAACAAGTCTCCTTTGATACTGAAAATAGCATCTTCGTTACTTGGATCTGTTATATCTATTAATTTTTCTGCCTTAAGAGATTGTATAACATTAGCAGGTAATATTACATTATCTTTAATTAATTCCAAATGATTAGGAATAGTTTTTAAGAAATCAACAATACCTTCTAAGTTTGCTTTAAACTTAACAGGTCCTGCACCTCGTCCAAATACTTTAATATTTTCAGCTTGGCCATTTAAATTATAAGTGGTTGGTGAAGGTTGTACAGTTGGTTGTACAGGAGCAGGAGTAGAAACTGGTTGTGCTGGTTGTGCTGCTTGCGCAGGTTGAGCTTGTTGAACTGGAGCTACTTTCTGTACAGGTTGTTGTACAGGTTGTTCCATTACAACAGGAGCACTAGGTTTTACATAATCATCAACTGTAGAGTCAAGTGTAAAATAAATA